CAGACAGAGACAAATTACTACAAATTAAAGAAAAAGCCGAAGAGCTAGGGCTAGACGTAGTAGACGTATACCCAGACTACGACGAGCATTTACAGGAAATTGAATATCTAGCAGACTTAGACCAACGCTTTATTATGCAACAACAACAATTTAGAGACGAAAGTAAAAGCGTATAAATTATGAATACAAACAAAACTGTACTGTCTATTGTAGACAAACTAAAACCAGCTAAACAGGCAGTAAAACTGTCCGCTCTTAGCGACATTGAAGACAACTTAGACCGTTTCGACTATGCCGAAAGCGACGCAAGCTATTTAGCTTATGAGCTAGGCGACGAAACTATAGATGCCTACGATGAGTTTAGAATGAAATACAGCCTAGACGACTTTGTAGTAAACGGTAACGTTAGAGACTTAGAAGAGGTTGCCGAAATTATGCGTAACGCATTAAACGACCTAGAGGTAAAAAGCGAAGAGCTGGGAATTGATCCTAGCGACGTATACCCAGACTACGAAGACCTAAAACAACGAGTAGACAACGCCGACCAGCTAGAAACAGACGCTAGGGAAAAATATAGAGAGGTTACCGACTATACTGGTATGGGTAATTTTTGGAATTAAACAGTAAATAAATAAATAATAAATATGAAAGCAACAGAAATGTTAAAGCAAATTAAAACTTTGCTACGTGCTAGAGTAGGTCTAGCGCAAATGACGTTAGAAGACGGCGAAACAGTTATCGAGGCAGACGTCCTAGAGGCTGGACAAGCGGTTTTTATCGTTTCTGATAGCGAGCGTATACCTTTGCCAGTAGGCGAGTATATTACCGCTGACGGTCAAACTATTGTAGTCGCCGAAGAGGGTACTATTGCCGAGGTTAAACTAGGCGTAGAAGACTTAGAAGACGAAGACGAAGACGACAAAGAAGACAAAAAAGAAGAGCTAGAAGAGGTAGTCATAGAAGACGTGCCAGAGGTAGCAGCCGAAGAGGTAGCCGCTATTGTAGAGGCTGTCGTAGAGGTCGTTGCACCTGTACTAGAAGAGGTAAAAGCTGAAATTGAAGAGCTTAAAAAGAAATACGAAAGTATGGAGGACAAAGACGAAAAAGAAAAAGAAAAAATGTCTAGTCAAAAACCAGCTCGTAAGCCAATGAAACATAACCCAGAGGCTAAAACAGCAACCCAGGCTAATTTATATAGCCAAGGCGCAAACGCAAACACTACTCAAAACCGAGTATTCAACAAAATTTTTAATAAATAACAAACGTACTTTTAAATAAATTAAAATGAGAAAAACACACTTACGTACAATTACTGGTAATGGCTCTGTAGATACCATTACTACAAGTTATGAAGGACAATACCTAGGACAAATAATTTCCGCGGCGTTGCTTTCTGGCGACACTATCGAAAAAGGCGGTATTACCGTAAAACCAAATGTAAAGTATAAAGAAGTAGTAAAAAAATTAGATACTACAGGCATCGTAACAGACGCGACTTGCGACTTTACAGTAACAGCCGACCAGGTTACATTGAGCGAGCGTATTCTAGAAGTAGAGCCTTTTAACGTCAATTTGCAACTTTGTAAAAAGGACTTTTTGAGCGACTATTTGGCTTTAGAAATGGGCAATAGCGCATACAAAAACCTACCTACATCGTTTGCTGACTATATTATGGCACACGTTGCAGCAAAAGTAGCTGAAAACGTAGAACAGTCTATTTGGGGTGGTCTAGGTGCAAACGACGGCGAGTTTACAGGAATTACTGTAGCAGCTCTAGCTGACGCTGACGTTAACGACGTACCAGGCGTAACAGCTACAGAGTTTACAGCTGACAATATCATTGACGAGCTAGGCAAAGTAGTAGACGCAATACCAGCGGCAGTATACGGCAAAGAAGACTTACATTTATACCTACCTACTGGCGCATTTCAAAAATATGTGCGCGCTCTAGGTGGTTTCGGTGCGGTTGCTGGAAACGGCGGCGGTGCAAACGGAGTAGACAACCGCGGCTCATTATGGTATGACAACGGCGGACTTACTTTTGAGGGCATCAAAGTATTTAAAGCACCTGGAATGCCAGCAGACCATATTGTAGCGGCTGAAAAGTCAAACCTATTTTTTGGAACGGCTTTACTAGAAGACTTAGGCGCAACAAGTGCCAAGGTTTTAGACATGGCAGACCTAGACGGTAGCGACAATGTTAGAATTGTACTCAGATACCAAGCTGGGGTGCAATACGGCGTTTCGCAAGACTTGACGCTATATACACTAGCATAGTAAATAAATAATTCAATAAATTAAAGGTGGGTAAGCCGTATAGTGCCTACCTACCTTTTTTTTTAACTTTTAAAATAATATAAATATGAGCTGTAATTCATTAAGTATCGGACGTAAATTGCCCTGTACTAGCTCTGTAGGTGGCATAAAAGCGTTTTACGTTGCTAGCTACGGCACACTAGGCGACCTTACAGTAAGTCCAACAACAGGCGAATTAACCGCAATAACTGGAACGCCAGACCTTTTTAAATACGAGGTTGAGGGTAGCAACGGTTTAGAGCAAGCAATTACATCGTCGGCTGAAAATGGTAGCATTTTTTATGAGCAAACTTTAACGGTAACGCTTAAAAAATTAGATATGGCTACGCAACACGAATTAACCGACATGCTAAAAGCTAGAACGCATATTTTTGTCGAAGACTATAACGAAAATTATTTTCTTATGGGTGCGACAAATGGCGTCCATAGTAGCGGCGGTAGTATTACTACTGGACAAGCCTATGGCGACCTTAGCGGTTTTAGCGCATTGACTTTCGCTGCACAGGAAACGTTGCCAGCGTATTTTACGGCGTCAACTGTAGTAACATCAAACGTAGACGCATCACAAATACAGCCAGCATAATAGGGGTTTAATATAGGTATATGCTAAGGCTAACTAGAGGGCGCGGAAACGCGCTCTTTTTTTTGGCAAAAAACTAAATTACAACGTTATATATATATGAAAGTTTTAAAGCCAACAACTGACGAACAAACGTTTTACTTTATACCTAAGTATTATGAAATTTCCGCCAAGCTGTTTTTTAGAGACGATCAAACAAACGAGGTCGTAGAATACAACCCTACAATGATTAAAGTTAACGACTTTATTAAAGTTACTGGCGTTTTTAATTTGCGAGAGGGACATTTTTACGATATGTCTTTAGTTAACAACTTTGACATATGGAATGAAAACCTAGACTTATATAGCCAGGCTAGGTATAACTGGAATGACGAAAAACGTACAGAAAATTTAGTCGTAGACAAAATATTTTGTACAGCGCAACCAATAGACCAAAATTTATACCAAGAGTATACAATAAATAAAGGCGTTTATAAGACAGACGACAGTTTTGACAATGACTATATTATACTATGAAAAAAACAACTAAAAAGCCGACTAGCAACCCTGGGTTAAAATTTATAAACCTAAATACTTATACGTCGCCAGAAATAATAGAAGACAAAAACCAAAGCTGGGTTTCGTATGGCTCTGACAATAACTACTATGGCTACCTTAATGACCTTTTTAACGGCTCGCCTACAAATTCGGCAGCAATAAACGGTATTGCTCAACTTATAGCTGGGCGCGGCGTAGATGCTACAGACAGCTCGAAAAAACCAAACGGCTATGCTGTAATGAAAAAACTATTTACAGACGACTGTTTGCACAAAATAGCCATAGACTTAAAGCTATTCGGACAGGCAAGCGTCCAGGTTATTTACAATGAAGAGCGCACGCAAATAGTACAAGTAGAGCATTTTCCTATTGAGACATTAAGACCAGAGCGTTGTAACGAAGACGGCGACATTGAGGCATACTACTATAGTAACGACTGGGCAGACGTAAAAAATAAAAGCGAATTAAAACGTATACCAGCTTTTGGAATGTCAACAGAGGCTTTAGAAATATATTGTATAAAACCATATAAGCCAGGTTTCGTATATTTTTCGCCACCAGACTACCAGGGGGGTTGCCAGTATATAGAAATGGAAACCGAAATAAGCAATTTTCATTTAAACAGCTTACTAAACGGCATGTCGCCTAGCCTTTTAATGAATATGAATAGCGGCATACCAGACGAAGACACCCAGCGCGAAATTGAACAAAAAATTTACCAAAAATATACTGGTACGTCAAATAGTGGTCGTATAATTTTAGCCTTTAACAATGGCGCAGAAGAGCAAGCGACTATCGAGACTGTACAACTATCGGACGCGCATCAACAATATGAGTTTTTAAGTCGTGAAAGCGGCGCGAAAATTTTGGTTAGCCATAGAATTACAAGTCCTTTATTGCTAGGAATTAAAAGCGACGGCAACGGTTTTTCGTCAAATGCCGACGAGCTAAAAAACAGCTCTATTTTATTTGACAATACAGTAATAAGACCGTTTCAAGACTTAATACTAAAAGCGTTTGACACTATACTAGCATTTAACGACGTTAGCTTAAACCTATATATTAAGACACTACAGCCGCTAGAGTTTGTAGACTTAGAAAACGCAAATACAAAAGAAGAGGTCGAAGAGCAAACAGGTCAAAAAAAAGAATTTAGCAGCGACGCGCCAGAGCTTACAGACGAAATAGCCGCGGCAGTTTTAGAACGCTTAGAAACTGTAGGCGAAGACGAAGACCTAGAAAACTGGGACTTAATAGACGCTAGACCAGCAAACGAATACGACGCTGACGTAAGGGGTGGTTTAAACTTAGCTAGTACAGTAAAAAGTACGCCAAACCAAAAAAGCGACCAAGACACGCTCATAATAAAAGTACGTTACGCTTATATGGGCAACAACAACCCACAAAGAGACTTTTGCCAGAAAATGTGGAATGCCAAAAAAATATACCGCGTCGAAGACTTAGACAGCGACAACCCAAATTACAACGGTAATGCAAACGGCGTTAACCCAGGCTTAGGAATAGGCGGTGCGGACAATTACAATATATTTTTATATAAAGGCGGTGCAAACTGTAGACATTATTTTGAGCGTAGAACGTACCTAAGAAAAAACAATAAAAAAATTACAGTTACCGAGGCTATTAAGAAAATAAACGAGCTTGATCCTAGCTTACGCAAAGAGGCACGCATCGTTAAAAACCCAAAAGAGGTAGCTATGTACCCAGCAGACATGCCAAACAACGGTTATTACAATTAAAATTATGGCGACAGCATTATTTATAAATAGGACAGACTTAGTTAAAAACACTATAATAAACGGAAACGTAGACACCGACTTGTTTTTGCAGTCGGTAAAGCTCGCGCAACAAACGCACGTTTTACAGTATTGCGGCTCGGCATTGTACGACCAAATTTCAAACAAAATACTTGCTAGTCAAGATGAAGTTAACCCAGTACCTATAGACGCTGACACGCAAGCGTTACTTAATGACTATTTACAACCTATGCTTATACATTTTAGTATGGTTGACTATTTGCCTTTTTGCTCGTTTCAAATAAAAAACGGCGGTCTATATAAGACAACTAGCGAAACAGGCGCAAATGTAAATAAAGACGAGGTTGACTATTTAGTGCAAAAGCATCGAAGTAGTGCCGAATTTTATACCAGGCGTTTTATTGACTATATGAGTTTTAACGCGGCGGCTAAATTTCCTAAGTATTACGAAAACAGAAACGAGCAAATGCAGCCAGAAAAAAGCGCGGCATTTACAGGCTGGGTATTATGAAAAAACAGTATAAAATAAAAACGACAAACGTAAAAAAGCTAGTAAGCTACTTACGTAAACAAAACAAACAAAATGGCAAATACAATAAACTGGGGTAAAATTTATTGCTATATGTCCGACTGGGACAGCTGGGGGGACGTACAAAACAAGCGGTCAATACAAAACCTTGCCGCACCAGACTGTCTAGTAGAGCAAGTCGCATGCGGCGCGTCTAGTAGTTTTAGCGGTGGGCAACAATTTCCTACTTACTTAAACGTAAACCTAGGTACTGGCACAGGCGTAGTTACATTAACTTACGATGCTTACGGAATACCAGACAAATTTGAGGTTTGGTTTGACGGCAATAAAGTCATAGATACTGGCTACAGAGGCGACGCATTTAGACAAGCGGCTTTAGACGCCGCTCTAGCTGAACGCGGTTTGCCTAGCGAGCCAATAGTAGGCGCGGCGTTTGGTACGGCTACATTTAACAAAACAACAACAGCGTCTACGGCACAAATTCGAGTATATGCGCCTATGAGCGGCACAGGCTGGATAACCGAATTAAGCTGTCCAGTATAAAAAAAAATAAAACTTAGATATGAGTACACTAACAAACAAAAGAATAAGCGACACTTACAAAGGTCTACTTAAAACGGCAGACGAAAGTACACTATCGGAAACACCTATTGCAATTTCTGACGGCGACGGCAACAGCTCTGGCGTACTTTTAGACAACGGCGGAAATTTAAAAGTAAATAATACTGTAGAGTTTGGCAGCCTTAAAGATGCTGACGAAGACATTACTATTGAAAAATTTGTAGACGAGGCAGACGGCATAGAAAACAACGACAACGACACAAGCCTACCAACTAGCGCGGCTGTAAAAAACTATGTAGACACAAAAATAACCGCAGAAGACTTAGACTTTAGCGGAAACGGCGGTACTGGCGACGTAGACCTGGACAGCGAAACATTTGAAATAAAAGGCTCTAACGGTATATTTACAAACGCAAGTGATAATGTACTAATTGTAAGCGGTAGTGCCTTAGAAGCGGCTATAAACAGCAATACAGCGGACATAGCTACAAACGTTTCGGACATAGCTACAAATGCTAGCGGCATAAGTACAAACGCTACAAATATCGGTACTAACGCAACCAATATAGCGTCAAACGATACCGACATAGCTACCAATGCGGCAAACATAGCGACTAACGTTACTAACATATCTACAAACGAAAGTAACATAGCAACAAACGCAACTAACATAGCCGCTAATACAACCGACATAGCAACGAATGCGGCTGACATAGCAAATAACGATACTGACATTTCAAATTTGCAGACAAGCGTTGCTACAAACGTTACTGATATTGCTAGTAATGCAAATGACATTTTGCAAAACGCTACTGAAATAGCTACAAATGCCTCTGGAATATCGACAAATGCAGCTGGCATAGCTACAAATTCTACTGACATAGCTACAAATGCGTCTGACATTACAAACAATGCAGCAAATATATCGACAAATACAGCTCAAATTTCAACAAATACAGCTGGAATTGCAACCAACGTAGGCGACATTTCTACAAATGCTACAAACATTTCTACAAATACTACAAACATAGCTACCAACGCTAGTAATATAGCAACCAATGTTACAAGTATTGCCTCTAATACTAGCAACATATCTACTAATACATCTAGTATTGCTACTAATGCAACTAATATAGCAACGAATACAGGGAATATAACTACAAACGCTACAGACATAGCAGGCCTACAAACCGACTTAGGCTTAAAAGTCAATAAGGCTGGCGACACAATGACTGGCGCATTGACAGTAAACGCAAAATTTACAGCAAATGACGTAGACAAACACGCGCCGAGCGTTGTTTATGACGCG